ATGCTTCATCTCTCTTTGCTGGATCGTAATATCTAGGATCATTCATCATAGATCTTAAATCTGTTTCCTCTAACTCTGCATCTACAACTGTATTAGCATTGGGTAAAGGTTTGCTTTTTGTAATATTCATTATTTCTTCTATAGCTTTTACTCCATCTGCCGTAGATGCTAACTTGCTTATAGTATCATATGCTTCATTAGATAAATATTTCTTAGTCCATAACTCTGCTGCTTCTAATCTAGACTTAGCATTATCGCCGAGTATTTCCATTTCAGCTTTCAAATCTGGTAGTCCAGCTATTTCATTATTTACAAAAGCATTAACACCTCTATTAAATACATCTTGTGATAAATGATTTTCTCTACAAATATTAGACCATTCTTTTAAAAGTTCTTGTTCTTCATTAACTTCTACATTTATTTCTTTTGGTATTTCTGGCATAACTATTTCATACTTTTCTGGTACAACTGTTTTTGCTTCCTGTTCTATATCTGTTCGTATTTGTTTAGAAAGCTCATCTGTTCTCATGCCTAACTTTTTTTCAAGAGAATTGTATGATGCAGATAATTCTTCTACTTTAATTTCATTTCTATCTGTATCCCAAAACTTTTCAGGTACATATTCAGGTCTATCTACAGATGTTTCTGTATTTTCTGTAGCTTGTACTGGTTCTTGTGTTTCATTTTGTGTTGTTTCTTCTGACATTAACTCTCCTTATGTGTGTCTATTCTTTTTTTTAAAATAAAATATAAATATCTCATTCCTTCTAAGTGTCTAAGCTGGTCATTTGTAATATCTCTACCAGCTACAGCATCTACTGTAATAGATTTTAAGTAATTTAAAACCTTTTTTCCTAACTCTGTTTTAAAAAGTGCAGCAATATCAGCATTTAATTCTATTTCTGCTGCTTTAGATCTAGTAAATCCATCTATAGAATGATAAAAACCCTCAGGTTTGTTGCGTATCTGCTCCCAAGCCACCTTGTCCTCCTTGCATTTGTTGTAGTTGTGCCATCTGTTGCATTACTTGTTGTTGTTCAGCTGCATCACGAATTATTTTTTCTGGTAAATTCATTTTTTCAGCTAAATATCTAGCTACTTCTTCTTGTTTTACTATTAAGTTTAGCACTTCTGGCCCGAATGTTTGACCTAAAGTAGCATTAAATCTATTTACATCAGCAATATCTTGTTCATTCTGCGCCCTTGATAGTGGTGATTCTGGAATAATCTTTATTTCTTTATTGTCTATACTAGGTATTTGTATTCTGCCTTGTTTTTTTAAAATATATATTACTCTTTTAATCAATGGTTGTATAAACTCTGATTGTAGTCTACCAAATGATGATCCTATCTGCCTAGAAAGATCTGCCATTCTTTCTGCAACCTCTGTAGCTGACATAGGTGTACCTCTAGTTGGACCAAGTGTATCCATATATAATGCTTTTCTAATATTGTTTCTCATATCTTCTAATACTAATTGTGCTACATCAAATCTACCAGCACCCTGTATAGGTTGTAATCCTCTTGATCCTGGAGCAACAGGAATAATAGTTCCAGGTACTAATGCAATATTATCTGTATTAATTACACCATCATCTTCTAACTGATAAATACCAGATATATTCATCTGTGCATTTTCTAGTATAAGTTCTACAGTTAAGTTTGTTGTTTTGATTGCAGACATAGCATTAAATACAGGACCACGACCATATACTTCTCCACTTGCTTTGTTCCATCTAAATGTAATAAATGGATTTGATCCAGCACCTTTGTATTGTTCTTGCATTATTATTGATTCATATTCAGAAATACAAACTATATAATCATAAACTTCTTTATTAGGATCTGAGTAGTTTCTCATAGTTCCTTCTATTACATTTATTTTTTGGTCAGGATCGTTTGTTAAATGATTTAAAATTATTTCATTGAGATCTGCATTAGGATATAACACTTTAATATCTCCTAATCTAATTTGTCTTTTTCTGTAAATACAATCTATTTTATTATTAGGTCCACTATTTAAAGTTACATGAGGTAATGGTATTGCATTAAATACTATAGGTTCAGAAGCTGTACCTTCATTTACTAATAAACATCCTGTACCAATAGCACAATCCATAAATGCTTCATGCACTTCCTGATTAAAGTTTGAGTTATGTAAAACTTCAAATATATATTGTGTAATAGAATCTAGTTGTTCATCTATCTGTGGAGCTACATTTGCTGGTATTTCTATTCCAGACTTTAGATTTACCCATCTACCAAATGTAGGAGTAATACCAGCTTGTAATCTACTAGCAAATTCTTGTATACCTACTACTGCTGTTTCATCAAATATTCTATCTGTTCTTTTTTGACCTGGTGATTCTTCATAAAATGATTCTCTACCTGGCATAGTATATTCATATGCTTCTTCAAATTTAGATCTCCAAACTTCTTTTAATGCACTTGATTGTGAAAATTTTTTTAAGAACATTTGAGCTGACATCTCTGTTGATGTATTAGCTGCTGATCTATAATTATTATATTCCATTATACTTGATAAGTACCACCAAATCCTCTTGATGTTGAGCTTAAGAACTTTCTATCTCCAGTAACTGCATCTGAAGTTTTTAAACTAGCTAAATAATTTTTTCTTTGTTTTTCTTGTTCTGCTAAAAATCTATTTTCAAACATTTCATTATCTTGTTTTTTATTATTATTATTTTGATTTGTTTTATTATTATTTTGTTGTGTATTATCTTTATAACTAAAAAATCCACCTTCTCTTCTATTTACATAGCTTTGATATGGTGACATACTTTGTACAGCTAATGTTGAAGGAATCATTGGTACACCAGCAAGTGCTGCAATAGCAGATAATCCTAATTGAAATTTTTTCTGTGATTCAAACATTTGTTTTGATAAAGGAATAGATTGATTTCTTGTTTGGTTATAAACATCTCTAGCTTCAGAAGTAAATACTAATCCTTGATCTGTTTGAACTCCTGGCATAAAACTTCCAGATGATGACATTGTTCCCATACCAGCTTTTTCTAAAAACTCTCCTTGTTTCTGTCTATATAAACTACCATACATTTGATTACCACCAGTATTAGTAGCCATATATCCTGTAACAGAACTTGAAGCTCCTTGAACTGGACCAGCAACTGTTTTTTGTATTCCTAATTGTTCTTGTGCAAACTTATCTGCTTGTAAAGCTATTGAAGTTTTTTTTGCACCACTTTGTCCTGATGCCATAGCATTTCCA